CGTGACGGTCGTGACGGCGTAGCCCGCCCGCTGCGACGCGAGCGCGAGGGCGTCTGTCTGCGCGGTCGCATTCGCCGCCGCGACATCGCCCCACCCGAGCAACTTCGCCGTCGCATTGCCGATCGCCGTATCCAGCCCGAGAAACTCGGCGCCCATCTTGGTGAGTTCATACGTCGCGACGCCGACACTCGCCGCGAGGCCGAGCGAGCCAAACGTGCCCAGCTTCTCAAACGTCAACCCGGCCACGTTCCCGAGTTCCCGAAGCGCCCCGATCGGCCGGCTGAGGTTCACGCCCACGGTCGACAGGACGCGATCGGCGGCGCCCAGGCCTTCCGCCATATCGCCAAAGGCGTTGCCCGTGCTCATGCCCGCGCCTTCAAGTTCGCGGAGTTTGACGACGGAGCGATCGACTTCTTGCGTGAATTGCGAGAAGTCCGCCGTCATCACGCCCGACAACGCAGCCATTAGTCGGCCACCTCGAGCGCGTCTTTCTCGGCGCGGGCGTTCAAGTCCTCGATTAGCACTTCGTACACCTCCCGCGGGAGCGCCCGAATGTCCTCATAACTCATGCCCATCACCTTGCACAACGCGAGATCCGTCAGGATACGGCGACGAGATCGCTCGTCCTTTTTTTTTCTGCAATCGCCCGCTCATTCGCGGTCGCATGCGCGTCGAGCGCCTGCGTAATCTCCACGAGCGTCGCGACATCGAGCGAGCGCAACACGTCGCGCCGTTCGTCCGTCGAGAGCCCGAGGTGATACGCGATCGGCGCATCGTTGACGCCGACGAGCGTCCAACTCACGAGGTACGCGACGACGACGGCGAGCGCCTTCCCCGCGCCCATCTCCGTCAGGGAATCGATGTATTCGCCCGCGTTGAGTTCTTTTTTGACGAGGAGAAAATCGCCGTCCGACAACGGCAACCGAACGGTATCGGGCAGGACGACGCGACAACGTGCCATAGACTCGACTCCTTTACCGCACCGGCGGCCCCAACTTCGCCCGCACGCTCGTCTCCCCGATTGCGATCGTCTCGATCGGCCACGCCCAAAACCCGCCCGGCCGCGGCGCCGTGAAGAGGAGCGGCGCCTGTCGCGCTTGGAATTTATCGACCCGCGCGATCGTGCCGCTGAGAATCCACGTCCCCTCAGACTTCACGATCCGCCAGGAGCGCAGCTCGACCGCCGGGCGATAGCCCCAGACGATCGACGCCGCGCCGCCGTGCAACGCGAGTTCGCGGAACACCCGCGCCGACTACGCGCCGCCCGCGAGATTGAACGGCCCGGCCGCTTTCCACGTGCCCGTGACTTTCGGCGCGCCCAGCGAGCAGTCGATCGAGGCGTCCATGTACGCGAGGCCGGACCATTTGAAGGTCGGTTCCGTATTGTTCGGGATGAGTTCGAGCATGCCCGGCGTCTCTTGTTCCGCGGCTTCGAAGATTTCGATATTCGCGGAGTTCCAGAACCCGCCGAGCGTCCCCTCGGCATTCTTCAAGCCGGGGATATACACGCGGTTTGTATCGAGGAAGCAGGTGACGTCCTCAAATTCGGTTTTGAAGTCGCCTGTCCAGGCGTTCAACGAAATGAGTGCGACGGGCGTCGTCGCCGCGGGATCCCAGAGCACCTGCCCATACCGACCTGTCTTGATTGCCATCGCTGCCCCCTATCCTTCAAGTTTCACATCAAGGCCCGTCGCCTTAATGATCTCGGCGAGCTTGAGATACATCGCGCGCCGATACCGGATCATCGTCGGCACAAAGATCGGCCGCGGGATCCCTTTCTTCGAAAACATCCGTCCACGCTTGCCACGTTGTTTCGTTGTGCGCTCGTGTAGTTGGTCCCCGTGCTCATACCACCAGGCATGCGGCGCCGCGCTCCGCACTTGCGCCGCCACGGCATGCGGCCCAAATTCCAGGACGCGCACCTTGACGCCCTTCTTCAAGTTCCCCGTTGGCCCCTGCGGATAGGCCGCTTCAATCTCAGCCGCCGCCGCATAGGCCGTATCCAACACGAGCTGCGACGCCGGCCCCTTTAACTCCGTGGGCAAGTTCGCGAGCGCGATTTTCAATTCTTGAATGCCGAACAGACGGAGTGCGGCCGGCATCAGGGCGCCACCTGTACCGCGCGGCATTCCATGTCCACACCCCGCATGTCGACGTTGTCCACGCTCGTAATCGCAAACATCTGACTGCCCCAGATCATCCGGGTCTGCGTCGTGACGCCGGGATGGAAATCGCCACGCACGACCCATGACGCGGAACTGGTCGGCGTACCCGCCGCCGGTTCGATAAAGACGCCGATATCGTCCCCGGTCAGCAGCGTGATGCTGACAAACCACGCGGCCGGGACCAGATCCGTCCACGTCACGGGCTCCGTGGGCGCCGGCTTCTGAAACGTCACGCGATGGCGACGATCGCCGCGCGCCATCAGGCCACCGTCGGATCGCGATAGGCGGCGAGCAGCGCATAGATCTTCGGCCACGGATCCGGTAACTCCCCGTCGCCGCGGTCCTCGTAGTAGTACGCCGTCAGCAAGTGGATCGCATGCGTCACGGCAGCGGGCGCCGTCGCCGCATCCCACGCGGGATCGGCGGCCGGGCCGAGAAACGACAGGATCGCCTCTTGCGCCGTCGCGAGCTTCTGTGCGACGTCGGCATCGTGGTCAGTGCCGGAAATGCGTAGGTGCACTTTGGCCTGGTCGACGGTCCAGAGCGGGTCCAGCGTGACACGCGAAAACTCGAGCGTCACGCTGGCACCTCCTCCGCGGTCACGTCACTGGCCGGCCGGGGAGCGGCCGGGACTGACGGCGGGTCTCGCTGGGCTAAGGTCGAGAGCGGCCAATCCTGCTGCTGCCGGTACGGCGTCTCGCCGCCGGGGACCGGCCCGAGCCCGAACCATTCACTGCGCGCCTCGTTTGGCGACAGGACGCCCGCGCTCGTCGCCGCCTGCGCCGCTTGCACGCGGGACATCGTGTCCATCCAAATCAGCAACCCGTCATCGAACTCGATCGTGAGATACGACGGCAGCTCGAGCCCCTCGACGAGGCACGTCGCGATCGACACGAGATGGGGTTCGAGGCACTGCGACTTGTATTGGAGCTGCGAGGCTTCGGCGTTCGCATACGGCGGCTGCTTGCTACTGTTCAGGATGGAAATCGGCAGGCCGAGGACTTCGCAGATTTTTTCTTCGGTCCAGCCGAGCTGTTCGATGACCTGCGCATCAACGGCGGAGGTCGAGACCGATTCGTACTTCATGCCGAGTTCCGCGATGAGGATCTCGCCGCTTTTGAAGTTCGCCGCGTCCGTCTTGAGGCGCGCCGCCGAGAGCGGATCGAGCTTCGTCGGCGCAATCAGCACGCCTGACGGCCGCGCGCCCTTCGCAAAAAACGTCGTACTGTTGTCCTGGATCGCTTTCGCTTGCGCAATCGCGCCCGTAATCGCGGAGAGCGGCGAGACCCCGCACAGCGGGTGGTACAGGCAGTTCCACCGATCGTGAATCAGTTCGCGCGCCGGAATCACGACCGGCTGCGTTGACTCCGGCATGCCCGCCAGGTCGTTCGATTGCAGCTCGTAGTAGACGCTCCCATCGGGCGCCGTCAGCACCTTCACGCGCGCCGGGTCGAGGCGATGGAGTTCGTTGACCACACCGCGCTCGTCGCGCCGTTTCAGCCCGTAAAAGTTCCCGTATAGCAGCTTATCGATCACCCACGTTTCGATGAACTGTTGCGCCGTCTGGTAATGATTCGGGCGCCGCAGTACGGGCGAGTACGCGGGATTCGTGGTCTCCGACCAGAACCCGAGGCGATCGCGTTCGAGCAGCAGCGGCGGCGCGATCTTGCTAATGTCTTGGCTGATGCGCGACACGGCGCCAAACACGCTCGGATTCCCGAGCGCGGATTCGGTCGTGAGGGGATCGTTGTTTTGCCAGGCGCCCGTGTATGGCTCACGGACGACCGGGTACCACGACGACCCACTCCCGCCGCCGGCGAGCGTCAACATGGACGCCAGCCGGGATCGCACCGTACTGAGCACGCTCACGCGCCTAGCCCTTCGCGCTGCTGGCCGCCGTCGTCGTGGTGCCCGCGGGCGACGGCCACGCCGTGGCGGTGAGGTACTTCACGGTATTCGCCCCGACGCGCTTCCAGGTGATGTACCGCTCCGCGCGGAGCGCGACGGCGTTCATTTGGAACATGGACACCAGCACTGTCGTGTCGATGATCGGGGAGACCGGCGCGCTATCCATTTGGAGTGACGCTTCCGTGGACGCATCGATCGTCACGCCGCCGTCGTCCGCCATGAGGATGTATTGCGGGGCCAGCGCCACGACGTTCGTCGTCAGCGTGTTCGACGTAATGAACTGCAAGCCTTTGTACGTGCCCCCGTTGATCCCGATGCCGGGGAACTCCGGCGAGCCGTCCAGGTTCGTCCGGAACGACAGCGCCAGCGCATTCGCGGGCGAGAGCAGAAACGTCAACCCATCGACGGGAATGTTATTCGTCGCGAAGTGATTAATCAGCCCGAGAATATCCGCCAGTGGGTTTGTCGTGGCGGCCGCCGTCGGCGCGCCATTCGTGATCGACGCCGGATTCACGCCCGCCACGGCCGCGACGGCCGGGTTAATAAACTGGGCGTCGAGGTACGCCGCGATATCTTTCACCAGGGAATCGCGCACGACGGCTTCCGCTGACGGGTTTGAGAATCGCACCAACTCTTGCGACAGCACGACGATCGCCGCGACTTTGTTGAACGGCAAGTTCTCCATCGCGAACGCCATCGCGGTGACGGGTTTCGGTTTCAGCTCACCCACCCACGCCACGACGCCGCCGGCCGTTTGCTGGGGCACGTTGACGTTGAACGGCACTTTGCGCAAGCCGGCGATCTTCCCAATGATCGTCGCCGCGCGGAGCAACGGCAAGAAGTCGGCCGTAATCGACGGGTTGACCAGCGGCTTGGCCCACGTCGCGTCTGTCGTCGTGCCCGCGGCGACGGCCGCCTTCAACGCGAGCGCGACATCCGGCGTGGAGCTGCCCCAGCGGTTCTGCGCATAGGTCACCGCGTCGGTGTTCATGTATTTGCAGCCGATGCTCGCGAGCACGTACCGCGCGAACTTGATCCCCGGCTCGACGTTCTCGGTGACGGAGACGTGGGCATACGGCGAGCCCGTCGCCGTCAGCCGTGTCGCGCTCTTGATCTGAAATTGCTCTTGCTCCGCCAGGCGCGCGAGGTGCAGATCGATCTCCGCGATGCGCGCTTTCTGCGTCTCATAGTCGGCCGATTCGGCCGTGTTGAGCGTGTCGCCCTTCCCGACGAGCACCCCCATCGCCGCCACGACCGCCCCGCGCTCCTGCTGAAACATCGTCGTCTGCTCTTGGATCGTCATGGCTGGCCCTTTCGTGAGTGATTTAATCGTGAGAATCGAGGCCGACGCATTCGCCGGAATCGTGACGAGACTCAGCTCGCAAATTTCGCTTTTGGTGATGCGCCGCGTGCCGTTGCGGAGCAGTTCGAGGCCACCCTCGAGGATCCGATACCCAATCGAGACGCCCGTAATCACGCCCGCCTTGATGCTTTGCCACGCCTCGTCGACGCGCGCCTTGAACGGACCAGGCTCGTCGACTTCAGGGATCGTGGCGTCAAAGAGGATCCCTTCCTTCGTGGCGACGAGCGTGACGGTTCCGATCGGTTGCTTGGGGTCGTGATGCCAGAGGAGCGGCAGGGAGCTGCGAAAGATGGCGCCGCCGGGATCGTAGCTGTCGCCCTGCCGATCGAGTTCGGGCGTGGAGGCGATCCCGCTGAAGGTGCGCCGCGCCACAGACTTGATCTCGAGCAGCGCGTAGGCGCGTTCCATGACGCGCGAGTCTACGGCCGGCCGATCGTCTATTCCGGTTTCTGTATTTTTATGCGATCGAGTTCGCGTCGAATCACTTCCGCGACGCTGACCTCGAGCCGTAACGCCTTACGACACAGGCGATCGAACTCTTTCGCGGGCAAGGTGAGACCGACCTGGACCGACGTGTCATCCGGGGAAACGTGGGGACGCCCCGGCCGCCGCTTCATCCGACCACCATGAGCGAATAATCGGGCGCCATAAGATGCTGCTGCCGCTCCATCTGGTCGATCGCCATGACGAGCGCCACGACGCCGTCGATCCGTTCCGTACTGGCCGACTTCGACGGCTTGATATTCCCGGCGGCGTCGGTTTCGAGCGAGACGTTACTAATACACCAGCGCAACACGGCGTGCCCATTGTGGCGCAAGCGCTTCGAGAGAATCGCGGTTTCTAAGGCCTTCGACGGCCCCGACAGGCTCGCGAACCCTTGCCGGACTTCCACGACGGTCAAGCCATCCTGTTCACTGAGTTGCGTAATGAGCCCGCGCGCATTCCAGGGGTCGACGCCGAGCACCTTGAAATCAAATAGCCGCGCCCACGCGAGCACCGTTTGTCGCACGTATTCGTAGTCCACGGAGTTCCCCGGCGTCGCGTTCAACAGACCGTGGCGCGCCCACTCGTCATAGGGGACGCGATCGCGCCGCGCGCGCTCCGGAATGTGATCGGCCGGCACAAAAAACTCTGGAAGCACATCAAAGCCCGTTGCATCCGGAAACACGCCGACGAGCGCCGTCAGATCCTTCGTGCTCGAGAGGTCCAGCCCGGCATAACAGGCCCGCCCTTTAAGGCGCTGCCGATACTCGGGCTGCGTCATGCGCCCAGCGGGAGCATGCCCTGTTGGAGGCGCCGCACCGCCATCGCACAATAGGCCTCCGATTGTTCGATGCCAATAAAGCGCCGGCCGGACTGCTGCGCCGCGATCGCCATCGTCCCGACCCCGTTAAACGGATCGCAGATCACCCCACCCCACGGCGATACGTAGCGGATCCACCACTGCGCCAGCTCCAGCGGCGTCCCCGCTCCATGCCCGTGCGAGCCACTGCCATCAACGGCGTCCGAATTGGCCATCACCATGACATTAAACGGCGTGACGCCGCCCCGCTCGCGATAGGCGGCCAGGGCGCGCCCATGACGCATCGACAAGCCCGACGGGCTGTAGCCTAATTCGTGTCGCGTCACACGTTTATCGAGATCTGTTGAATCCGCCGGCGGCAGGAGCACCGCGCCTTGATCCCGATAACAGTCGGCGTCGCCGAGCCAAACGCACGCCTTGATTGAGGGCCGCATCAGCCCCCGATCGCGGTGACAGTGCACCGTTGGCGGCGTCGCAAAATTCCACCACCACGCGTCCTGTACTTGATTCCAATCCCGCGCCGTCCATGCCATAAATTCCCATAACCACGGCCGCATGCGCCCAACGCGCTCGCTGTTCGGTTGCAGCACGAACACCGCCGAGCCGTGCGGAACCAGCGTCCGCCGCGCCTCGTTCACGACGGCCAGCATGAGCGCCTGCCAATCCGGTTCGGTGAGCCGGCCATAGTCGCGATCAATCTCCGGATACGGCGGATCACTCACAAACGCATCGATGGACACGGGCGCCAACAGCGGCAAGACGTCGCGACAATCCCCGTGATAGATCGTCACGCCGTCGTGGTCGTAGTACGGCGTCACACCCGGCACCCGTCCCAGGCGTCGAGCGCGAGCCACCGGCTCGCTTGCTCCGTCCACTGATTTAAATACAGCCGACGAAACGTGTTTTCCTGTGCCGGAATCGCTTTCGCCCGCGCCGCGACAATCTGCATTTCTTCGAGACTCCGAAAGTCCCCGAGCGCGGGATTCGCTTTCTTCCACACCTTCTGCGAGGTCCAGTCGGCGCCCTCCGGCGCTTCGTACAGAATCGGGAGAAACGTCGGATCGATACTGGGATTCTCCTGCACCTTTTTTGCGTGACTGTAGAGTTCCCACAAGATCGAATGCCGGTCGAAGCCGGCCGTCGAGATCACGAGTAGCAAGGGCTGTGCGCGGGCGCCCATCGAGGTCGAGAGCACGTCGTACAGCCGGCGATCGGGCGCCGCGTGCAGCTCGTCATAAATCACCATTGACGCATTGAACCCGTGTTTGCTGTACGCCTCCGCGCTAATCGCCTTGTACACACTCGCGCTCTGCTGATGCACGATCCGCTTTTGCGAGTCGACGATATAGCACGCCTCACTCAACACAGGATCATTCCGGAGCATCTGCGCCGCCACGCCGAACACGATGCCGGCCTGGTCCTTATCCGCGGCCGCGCTGTAGACCTCGGCGCCGGTCTCCCCATCGGCGAGCAACCCATACAACGCGATCGCCGCGGCCAGCTCCGACTTGCCGTTCTTGCGCGGCAGCATCAACAGGCACGTCCGGTACTGTCGCGTGCCGTCCTTCCGCTTCTTGAACACCTGCTTCAAAATCTTCACTTGCCAGGGGCGGAGATTGAACGTCTCCCGCGCGTGCGGCCCTTTGGTATGCGTCAGGCTGTTAATAAACGCGATCGGGTCTCTGGCGGCCGC